CTTTTGAAACTGACAAAGAAGTTTTTATTGTAACTGAAGACGAACAAAAAATACCAGTTCCAATTGGAGAATATGAGTTAGAAGACGGACGTATTTTAGTTGTAGAAGTTGAAGGTATTATAATGGATGTTAAAGAAGCTCCAACAACTGAAGAAGTTGCACCTGAAGAAGAAGTTGCTCCAGAAGTTCCTGTTGAAGCAGAAGCAGTAATACCAAGCGCAAAAAAGACAATTGAAAGCGTAGTTAAAGAAACGTTCTTTGCAGAAATAGAAAAATTAACAAACGAAAATATAGAGTTAAAAGCACAAATCGAATTACTATCGAAAGTTGAAGAAGTTGCAACTGAAGCAACCGAACTTACCGAAGTAAAACCTATTGCGTTTAACCCTGAAAACACGAATGAAGTTGAACACTTCCAATATGGTTCAAAGAGACCACGCACAATGATGGACTCAATATTAGAAAAAATTAACAAATAAGTATTAACAATTTAAAAATTAAAAAATGCCAAATCCAGTAACAGCAGGTACCACTTACGCAGGCGAATTCGCAGGCAAGTATATCGCAGCAGCTTTATTAAGCGCACCAACATTAGAGCAAGGCGGAGTAACAATACTTCCAAACGTTGCTTACAAACAAGTAATACAAAAAGTAGCAACAGGAACAATCGTAACCGATGCTTCTTGTGCTTTTACACCTTCAGGAACAGTAACACTTACTGAAAGCGTATTAACAACTAAAGAACTACAAGTAAATATTGAACTTTGTAAGTCAGACCTTTTCCAAACTTGGCAAACTGCCGAAATGGGTTATAGTGGTTTTAAAACTTTACCTAAAACGTTTTCTGATTTCTTAATTGCACACGTTGCTGAAAAAGTAGCGGCTGCTACAGAAACTGCAATATGGAGCGGAACAGCAACAACAGGTTCTTATTTAGGTCTGAAGCAAAAACTTATCAATGGTTCAGCACCATTTGTAGGTACACCATTAACAGGTGCAGCTTTAACAAGTGCAAACGTGAGCAGTGAAATGGCAAGACTTGTAGATTTAATTCCTGCATCACTTTACGGAAACGAAGGACTAAGAATTTATGTATCACAAAAAATTGCTAAATTGTACGTTCGTTTTTTAGGCGGTTACGCAGCTTCAGGACTTGGAGCAAACGGTGTAAATGGACAAGGTACACAATGGTACACAAACGGTTCACTTTCATTTGAAGGTATTCCAATTTTTATGGCTAACGGACTTGGAGCAGACAATATGATTGCAACAACAGTTGATAACTTGTATTTTGGATGTGGTTTATTAAACGACCAAAACGTAGTTAAGGTTATTGATATGGCAGACATTGACGGAAGTGCAAATGTACGTGTAGTTTTACGTTACAACGCAGGAGTTGAAATTGGTTTTGCTTCAGACGCAGTAACTTACGGAGCGTAATATTAAATAAAAAGCGTAGGTAACTGCGCTTTATTTTATTCACATTTAAAAAAAAAACGAAATGGCTTGTCTTTTAACAAAATCAAGGGCTGAAGTTTGCAAAGAGTTTGTAGGCGGTATAAAAAGTATTTACTTTATAAACTATAGCGACTCTACTCCGTTAGTTCCAACTTATAGCGTAACCGCAGGAGCAGAAGATAGTATTACTACAATTACAGGAGTAACATCACTTTATAAATACGATTTAAAAGGTGCAAATTCTTTTGAACAAACAATAACAAGTTCAAGAGAAAACGGAACAACTTTTGTAGAACAAACTTTAACTTTCACAATTAAAGGTTTAGACGCTGTTGCTACAAAGCAAATGAAATTACTTGCTTGGGGACGTCCACAAGTTGTAATTAGAACCAATGCTAACAATTTCTTTATAGCAGGTTTATTTAATGGAATGGATGTAACAACAGGAACTATTTCCAACGGTACTGCAATGGGTGATTTAAACGGATATACAATGACACTTGTAGGACAAGAAAATATTCCTGCAAATCACTTAAACGTTGCTCAAACATTAGGTAATCCATCTACAGACGCTCAATTATTAGCAGTCTTTACAGGAGCATCAATCGTAGCTTACTAAAATTAAAAAAAATTATTTTTAAAGCCATTCTTATTGAGTGGCTTTTTTTTTGTCTTAAAAAAAGAACAAAAACACGAATATTTAATTATACTAATATGATAGTATTAACACCTTCTACATCACCACAAACATTTAGCTGTATTCCAAGAGATAATACCTTTAATGTTATGGAAATAACAGACGAACAAACAAACGTAACAACACCTGTAGCGATTACTTCAAGTACAACAGGAGACTATATAAACACGATTACAGCAACTTTTGGTTTAGTAGAAGGACATTTTTACAATTTAGTTTTAAGAGTAGGTACAACAATTATATTTAAAGACCGAGTATTTTGCACGGCACAAAGTTTAGTTACGTTTTCGGTTAACAACAATCAGTACGTTTCTAATTCCACAACAAATGATTTTATAGTATATGAATAATTTACACGTTTTAAATTTGTCGGCTTATACGTCACCTGTAGTATCGGAAACTAACCGAGAAAATTGGGTTGACTTTTTAACTGAAGACGGAGCGCAATACTTTCAATTTTTAATTGAACGATATAGCAATTCAACAACGAATAACGCTATTATAAACAACGTAGCACGATTAATATACGGAAAAGGTTTAAGTGCATTAGACGCTAATAAAAAGCCGAATGAATACGCTCAAATGATGTCTTTATTTCACAAAGAAGACGTACGCAAAATGGTGCTGGATAGAAAAATGTTTGGACAATTTGCTATTCAAGTACATTATAATGACAAGCACGACAAAATATTAAAAGCATATCATATTCCTGTTAATTTATTACGAGCTGAAAAATGCGACAAAGACGGACAAATAACAGGTTATTACTACAGCGACAATTGGGACGATACTAAAAAATTCGCGCCAATTAGATTTAATGCTTTTGGTTATAGCAAAGACAAAATAGAAATATTATTTTCTAAACCTTATTCAGTTGGGATGAAATATTACGCCTATCCGGACTATCAAGGTGCAGTACCTTATACACTTTTAGAAGAAGAAATTGCAGACTACTTAATTAACGAAGTTCAAAACGGATTTAGCGGAACTAAAGTTGTAAATTTTAATAACGGAATACCAACGGACGAACAACAAAGTATTATTTCAAACAAAGTTTTAAGCAAGTTAACAGGAAGTCGTGGACAAAAAGTTATAGTAGCTTTTAACAACAACGCTGAAAGTAAAACAACTGTTGAAGATATTCCGTTAAACGATGCATCAGAACTTTATAATTCTTTAAGCGAAGAATGTTTACGCAAAATAATGTTAGGACACAATATTACAAGTCCTTTATTATTTGGTGTTGCTTCAGCAAACGGATTTAGTTCAAACGCAGACGAGTTAAAAAATAGTTCGGTGCTTTTTGATAATATGGTTATTAGACCATTTCAAGAAGAACTATTAGACGCTTTTGATAGCATATTAGCTTACAACGGAGTTGCTTTAAAATTATTTTTCAAGACTTTACAACCATTAGAGTTTACGGACTTGGAAAACACGCAGAACGCAGAACAAGTTGCTGAAGAAACAGGAACAGAATTAAGCGCACATACAAATCCGTTAATTGATTTAGGCGAAGAACCGCAAGACAATTGGTTATTAATAGATGAAAAAGAAGTTGACTACGAAAATGACGATAAAGAAAATGAGTTATTGAGTAAAGAGCCAAAACAAAGTTTATTAAGTAAAATTGTAAACTTGGTTTCAACAGGTGACGCAAGACCAAACATAACAGATAAGCAGGACAAAACTATTGACGGAGTAAAATTTATTGTTCGTTATAAATACGAAGGAGAAGTAACGGACAATCCAAGAGAGTTTTGTACTGAAATGGTAAAGGCAAATAAAATTTATAGAAAAAAAGATATTTTAGATATGGGTTCACAAGTTGTTAATAAAGGTTGGGGTCCTAAAGGTGCTGACACTTATTCAATTTGGTTATATAAAGGCGGTGGAAATTGTCACCATCGTTGGAATAAACAAGTTTATGCAGTTTTTGAAGGAACAGGTTTAAACATAACCGCAAACACAAAGAAATTAGCACAAGCAAAAGCCGCTAAATTTGGCTATGTAATAACAAATCCGAGTTTAGTTGCAACACGTCCAATTGATATGCCTAACAAAGGGTTTTTACCTACAAATAAAAAAGAGAATTAATGGCAGACGCACTTTTAGTCACACGACAAGATTTAGTTAAATTTACTTCGTTAAACGGAAACGTTGACACGGACAATTTTATACAATACATCAAGATTGCACAAGATACAGACTTGCAAAATTTCACAGGTACGAAGCTATTAGACAAGATAAAAACGGACATCATAGCAAATACATTAAGTGGTGATTATTTAACGCTTACAACGACTTATTTAAAGCCAATGCTTATACATTTAGCAATGAAATATTATTTGCCGTTTGCAGCTTACACGATTTCAAACAAAGGAGTTTACAAACACAGTTCGGAAAATTCAACAAGCGTAGAAAAAAACGAAATAGACTTTTTAATTGAAAAGGAAACACAAATAGCACAACACTACACACAACGTTTTATTGACTACATAAGTAATAATAATAATTTGTTTCCAGAATACAACACAAATTCAACGAGTGATATGTTTCCTGACACAAACAACAATTATACCGGATGGTACATTTAAGAACATACAAACCAAAGGAAGTCAATATCGTAAAGTTAAAGACTTACCTAAAGACTTACCTAAATACTATAAAAAATGGGAAGTAGTTGGGGTTCTTTACCTTCGAGAACAAGTCCAAAAGGCGGTCAACGTGGTTGCCTATGTAAAGACGGAAAAAGCTATTCAATAAAGTGTTGTAACGGAAGTTTAAGCGCACAAGGAATAGGTAACATAACAGGAACAGCTGCACCAATAATTATACCAAGTGCATACAGAATAACAGAAATAAGCGACCAAAGAATAACAGAAAACAACGACAAAAGAGTAACACAATAAAAAACATAAAATGGCAGATATAAAAATTAGTCAATTAACCGCAAAAGGTTCAGCAATATCTTCTACAGATTTAGTAGAAATAAGTCAAAGCGATGGAGCAGGTGGCTATGTAACAAAGTCAGTAACAGGTGCAAATATTATAGGTTCAAAGCAAGACACTTTAATAAGTGGTACTAATATTAAAACCATTAATTCCACTACAATATTAGGAAGTGGAAATTTAGCAGTACAACCTACTTTAGTAAGTGGCACAAACATAAAAACGATAAATAGTAATTCGATTTTAGGTAGTGGCGATTTAGTAATAACAGGCGGTGTATCTTCAGTTTCAGCAACAACACCTGTAGTAGCTACAGGAACTACAACACCTGTTATTAGTTTAGCTTCAAATTATGGAGATACTCAAAATCCTTATGCTTCAAAGACTGCAAATAATATTTTAGCTGCACCAAATGGGAGTTCAGGAGTACCGACATTTAGAGCTATTGTTGGCGCAGATATTCCTACACTTAACCAAAACACTACAGGAACAGCAAGTAACGTTACAGGCATTGTAGCAGTAGCGAATGGCGGTACAGGAACTGCCACTCCAAGTTTGGTTGCAGGAACTAATGTAACTATTACAGGGACTTTTCCTAATCAAACTATTGCAGCTTCAGGTGGCGGTGGCGGTACACAAATAGGAGATTTAATTGGTGGGGGAATAGTGGTTGCGGTGTTTGTTGAAGGTGGAGTTAATAAAGCTCTTGTAGCAAGTCTAACTAATTTATCTGCAGGTCTGCAGTGGACAATTACTGCATTTCAAGGTATTGCAGTAGGTGCTACAGCTCGAAGTTTTTCAGATGGTCTTAGTAATACAAATGCAATTATAGCACAAACACTTCTTCCTGCAAATACTAATAATGCAGCAGGAATTGCAAGACTTTTTGCAGGTGGTGGCTTTAGTGATTGGTATTTACCTTCACTTTGGGAGTTAAATATGTGTTTTAATTCAGCAGCTATTGTAAATAAAATTTTAGGAGTAAATGGTTTTAATACTTCTTCTACAGCATTTTATTGGAGTTCTACAGAAACAACTGCCTTTGATGCAAAAATAAAGTTTTTTGAAACTGATACCATGGGCAACTTTGGTAAATCAAGCCCCATCTTTGTACGAGCTGTAAGAATACATACTATATAAATAAATAAAAATGAAAGTACCAATAGGATATTATAACGAACAAGGGATGTACATTGAAGAACTTGTTGATGTTATTGAAAGAACAACAGAAGAATTAATACAAGAAAAAGAAGCACAGCTTTTGGCTATGTATGAAGAGTTGAAAGCACTTAAAGGAGAATAAATGAAAAGTAACTATTTAGCAACTGCTTATTTTATTGCGGGTTTTTTAACTTCGTTTTCTTTAATATTTCAAGGCACAGAACCCTACATTAATTTGGCAGGAGTTACTTTGTTTTTATATTTAACGTTTAGTTTAACGGAAGCACTTGAAGAATTATGAAACTACAATTATATTTATTACTTTACACAGCTAAAAATCAAGCATTGAAATTACTTACTATTTGCTTTTCGTTTTTTTTACCTATTAGCGGTATACTTGGTTTATTGTTTGCGTTGATATTGTCGGACACAGCAACTGGTATTTGGAAAGCAAAACACCAAAAACAAGAAATAACATCACGCAAACTTTCAGCAATTATTTCTAAATTACTTTTATACGAGTTGACGGTTATACTTTTTTACCTTATAGACTATTTTATTCTTAACCAAATAATTTTACAATTCTTTTCAGTTCCTTTAATGCTTACAAAAGTTTTAGCGTTGGTACTTGCTTCAATAGAAGTTATGAGTATCAACGAAAATTACAAAGTTGTTAAGGGAATAGATTTATGGCAGTCGGCCAAGTTATTATTTGCACGAGCAAAAGAAGTTAAAGACGATTTAAACAAGTTAAAATGAATTTAAGCGCACACGTTACTTTAGCAGAATTTCAAGATTCAGCGACTGCAACAACACACGGAATAAACAATCAAATGAACGAGTCGCAAATTGCGTCCGCAAAACTTTTGTGTGAAAACGTATTTGAACCTTTAAGAATTCACTTAAACACACCGATAAAAATTAGTTCGGGTTTTCGTTCTTTACAGGTTAATAAAATGATAGGTGGCGCAAGTACAAGCCAACATACAAAAGGCGAAGCAATGGACTTACAAATAGGCGCAAAGGGTTTTAATTTTATTAAAGACAAATTACAATTCGACCAATTAATTTGGGAGTTTGGAAATGATGAAAATCCATCTTGGGTTCACGTTAGTTATAGTTCTAAAAATCGTAAACAAGTATTAAAAGCAACCAAAAAAAATGGGAAAACTATTTATAGTAATTATTAGCATTTTTCTTTATTCGTGTTCGGCTCAATATCACTTAAACAAAGCAATTAAAAAAGGTTACAAGTGCGAAGAAACAAGCGACACAATCCGTATTACAACGTTAGATAGTATTCCTGTTATAATAAACGACACAATAGTTTGGGAAAAGTTTATAAGCACAAAAGACACGATTATAAAATACAAAAATGTTTACGTTCCAAAAACACGAATACAATTAAAACGTGAATACAAAATAAAAGTAAAAACTATCTATAAAGACAAGGTAGTTGAAAAAGCTGAAGCACGAGCTGAAGGTAAAAAGAACAGACCTAAAGGAAATTTAAACCTTCTTTTTGTAGGTGTTGGAATAGGTTTACTACTTTCTTGGCTTTGGAAAAACGGAATTAAATCTATAATCTAAATTTTTATGGCAAATAACAGCGCAAGGTTTCGACTAAAACAGGACGAAATCGAAATACTTATGCAGTATCGTGGCATAAAAAACGCAACTGATGAAGCAGGAGTTGAAGAAAAGGACGTTAAACACGGATGGCTAAAAACAAAACAAGCAAGTTTATTCTTTAAAAACCCAAACTTTAAGGTTGAAGAACTAAACGAAATACAAAGAATAAAAGACGAATGTATAAAAGAAGTAAAGTTATACGCTCCGAAATACCACGCAATAGAAACAATAAAAAGCGAAGACACTCATTTACTTGTAATTGATATTGCAGACTTACATATCGGAAAACTTGCAACAGCATTTGAAACAGGCGAAGATTATAATTCACAGATTGCCGTTAAACGTGCAAAAGACGGACTACAAGGCATTTTAAACAAAGCAAAAGGGTTTAATATAGACAAAGTATTATTTGTTGCAGGAAACGACATTTTACATACCGACAACACCAGACGAACAACAACAGGTGGAACACCACAAGACACGGACGGAATGTGGTACGACAATTTTATAATGGCGAAGAACCTGTACATTGATTTGTTAGAAAAATTAATAAGTTTTGCTGAAGTCGAAGTAGTGTATAATCCGAGCAACCACGATTTAACACACGGTTTCTTTTTAATGCAACTGATAGAAGCGCATTTTAGCAAGTCCACAATTAATTTTAACGTAGATTTAAAGCATCGTAAGGCATTTAAGTACGGAAACAATCTAATCGGCACTACACACGGAGACGGAGCAAAAATCGAACACTTACCTTTATTGTTAGCAACGGAGTTTCCAATACTTTGGAGCGAAACAAAACACCGCTATATTTATTCACACCATATACACCACAAAACAAGCAAAGATTTTATAGGAGTAACATTTGAAACGTTACGCAGTCCTTCAGGTTCAGACAGTTGGCATCATAAAAACGGATATACAGGCGTTCCGAAAGCGGTTGAAGGTTACATCCACCATAAAGATTTTGGACAAATCGCACGGCTTACCCACGTTTTTTAATCATTTATTTAAACGATATTTTGATTTATCATTTATTTAAACGATATTTGCAATTCATAGTTAATAAAAAGAAAACAGTTATAAGCTCCCCAGCACGTAGCTGTTTTTTTTTGCATTAATAACACTAAATAAAGTTTACAAAAACCATTATTTTTGTAAGATATGCTTTACATAATAGGAATAATTCCGATTTTGTCTAGTTTTTTAAACAATAAACTTGACATTTTTATGCTTTAAACTTAATAATAACAATGGCTTTAAGGGTTTTACCTTACTTTATTACTTTATTAGGTAAAAATTACCTTTATTATATGTTTTACTTATTTAGAATGAATATAAATTACACTTTTTTCTATTCATAAAACCCAATAAACACAAGGATTTTAAAAATAAATTAAAAATAATTGTTAAAAAGCATACAAGTTATTAAAATAGTATTTATATTTGCATATAATTATTAACAAAAACAAAAACACTATGAAAACAGAATTTAGCAAAGTAATTGACATCTTGGAATTACAACAAAAAGAAGACAAGCAAAACACGAACCAACTGCATTTAATCATCCAGACTTTAGCAACATTTTTAGACGATGAACAGTTAAAAGAAGTAGAAAATTTATTCAACCAATTTAAAAAATAATACTATGAAAAATTTAATTGATTACTTTACACCAGCAACCGAAGAACACAAATCGTTTTTAAAGCACTTTTTAAGCACTCTAACGATGTTTATAGTGTTGGGTGGTATATTCTATTGTTTAATGTATTTAAAAGCGTTGTAAGATGGAAAATAGAAATTTAGAATTTTGGAACAAAGGTTGGGAATTAACCTACGAGTTTTTAGGTTGGACTTATTCAATTGCAGGAACTTGGGAATTTAACGATTACGATGAAGTTAGTGAATATGCGTTTATTGAATTAGACGTTGATGTTAGCGAAAAGTGGTTAACAGAAACAGACGACAATTTACAACCGCACGTTCTTGGGGTTCGTATTTTAGAAGATGTACGTTTAGAAATGCAGGAAGCAATAAACAGCGATTTGGTACATTATAACTTTTGGGAATGGAAAGCGAGTAACGATGAAAGCAACTATAATTTTTATCACGAACTATGACAAGCGGAACTATATACGACCAATTAGATTGGTGGCAACGACAATGGCGGGGTTCATTTGACTTGGGGTTATACCTTGAAATTTGCAGAATTAAAAAAAACGAACAAACTAAATTTAAAGAAATGAAACGATTTAAAGCAACATTTAAAACTTGGGCGTATGTTGGCGCACCTGTTAAGTTAGAAACACGAATAGTTGAAGCATACGACTTCCAGCACGTTAAAAACTTAATACAAAAGAACGATGACATTATAATTGAAATTAAACAAATAGAAAAATGAAACAAACAGCAGTAGAATGGTTAGTTGAGCAATTAGAAAACCATAATGGAGTAACAAGAGCAGGTTTTGAAAAATGTATTCAAGAAGCCAAAGAAATGGAGCGAACACAAATAGTCAAAGCATACCACAAAGGAGAATTTAACGCAATAAGCAATAGAAAATTATATGAAACAAGCGAACAATATTTTGTTAAAACTTATAAATAACAAGTAAAACTTATAAAATGATAGAACTAATAAAAGAAATAATAGAACAAGACGGACTTGCACAAAAAAACCGAAAACGTGAAATAGTACACAGGCGAATTTATTTGTTCAGGAAGCTGCGAGAAGACGGACACACACTAAAAGGAATTGGAAGCCTGTTTAATATGAAC